CTACGCCTGGCTACACCCGTACTAGAGAAGGTGCTAGCGCTATCAGCAAACAACTGTCCTATTTCCTAAACTTGGCATCTGGTGGCAGCAAATATAGCAAAGGCTTTATCAGTCCTACGGGGGATGAAATTGATTACCTGGCTGGTCAAGTAACAGGCGGCCTTGGCAGGGAGATTATGAAAGTAGGAGAAGTAGGTCGTAGCGCTGCAACAGGTGAAGAAGTAGCACCATATAAGATTCCATTGGTCGGCCGTTTTTATGGCGATACCAAGTCTGCAGCTGCTGAAACCTCTCGTTTCTATACCAATATCACTCGGATGGCAGACTATGAGCAAGAAATTAAAGGCCGAGAAAAGCATCACGAAAGTGTCGGTGATTTCTATCGCCAACACCCTGAAGCCCGCTACTGGGAACGTGCAAACAGTGTTGAGAACGAAATTAATGCTTTAAATAAAGAGAAGAAAGAACTTCTAGAAAAGAATGTTCCAAGAGAAAGAATACTTCGTTTAGAAAAGCAAAAGGTTATGAAGATGAAGCAGTTCAATGACCTACTGAAGCAGTACGAGTAAGCTCTACAACCACCATTCCTTTTACTTCATCTGAGAATACAAAGGTAGGCAGAAATTGCCTATCGTTGATTCCTAGGGCATCTGCCAGCCCATCTAACCCTGATTTAATAGCGGCAACCATATTGTCTGCATCCCTATGCCTCTTATCAGGGGGATAAAAGGTAATTGTCATAGGGACTTTCCCTAATTTATCGCATTCTAATTTGGCTTCTAGCGCCAAAGCCCAGCACATTTGTCGATAGGATTTTTTGTACTTCGCCTTCTTAGCCCAATGAATACTGGCGTTGGGAGACAATTCTTTTGGTGGCCACGGAAAAACAACAGTTTTCATAGTAGATGAATTAATATGGGTACAACCTATTGACATGATAAAAGTTCTGGTACAAACTGAAGCCTGATTTACTGCTAGGAAAACAAAATGTACACACCATACACAACCAGTACTGGTTTAAAGATGGGATCTCGTTACCAAGAACATGGTACCACAGCTCCTGTTGATGACCCAGATATGATCCGCATCCAGGAAGCCCTGCTTGCGACCCCCGAATATGCCAGAAGCAAACGTATGTACAACTTAACCATAGTCTTAAGTACGTTTGCAGCGGCATTCCTGATGTTTGCTTATTTTTTATTTAGTTAAGGAGAGAAAACGTGGTAGACGATATCTTTACACCGATGCAAAACGAAATTTTGAGAGCAGTTTTTAAGCAGATGGATGAAGAGCTTGGCATCCGCCCTTTGACTGATGAGCAGCTTATGGCTTTTAACATCAAACTTGAAAAGAAATCCAATGAAATTTACCAACAAGTATAAGATCCCCCAGGCGTTCGTAAACGCCCTGCAGAGGCCGTCTTACAACAAAGGTGAGGCCCACCTATCGGTTACTCAGTTAATCAATAGCCCGAAGATTGTGGCCTTAGCAAAGAAGTATGACGATGAAATTGAGCAGGACGTGGCCAGCATGATCTGGGCCATGGTAGGCACGGCTATCCATGAGATCTTAGAGCGCCATAAAGAGCCGCATGACATTACTGAAGAGCGTTTGCATACTGAGTTAGATGGCTGGAAGCTAAGCGGGGCCGTTGACGTCCAGACGCCACACCCACAAGGCATGATTGTTAAGGACTACAAAACGACCTCTGTATGGGCCGTAATGAACGAAAAGATTGAATGGGAATATCAGCTCAATCTGTATGCTTATTTGGTAGAGAAAGTCAAAAAAATCTCTGTGGTCGGCCTGACTATTATTGCCGTCCTCAAGGATTGGAAAGAGGACGATGTGGGTTCTAAAGAGAAGTATCCTGAAGCCCCAGTGGTAAAAATCCCTATTCCTTTATGGTCTTTTCAAGAGCGAGAGGATTTCATAAAAGCCCGCATTGCGGCACATTCTGAATGTGACTTCGCCTTGGAAACTGGTGGATCCTTGCCTGATTGTACCCCAGATGAAATGTGGGAAAAGCCTGCGGTTTGGGCGATTAAGAAGATTGGCGGTAAACGTGCTCATTCTCTGTACGACACCCCAGAGAAGGCTATGGGCGCATTAGCAGACCTAGGAGATGCTTATGACATAGATCATCGCCCAGGTAAGCGCACACGGTGTGACAGCTATTGTGCGGTTAACAAGTGGTGTAAACAGTATCAAGACTATAAGGAGCAGCAAAATGATCGCATCTGAAATCGCAAGAGAGCTGGAGCGTATCGTAGCACCAGCCACTCAAGCACTAAAAGTTCAAGAAGACCAGATTGAAGGTTTATTGATCGCCCAGTACAACTTCACCATCACCATCTCTAAGTTAGAAGCCGAGCTGGCTGATATGAAGCAAAAGAATAATGAATTGTGGAAAGAACTCAATTGGCGAGAAAAAGCATGAAAACACGTCAAGAAATGATTTATGACTTTATGGTTGCCCTGGCAAGCAATCATAAGGTTACTTATGGCAAGGATGAGTTAATTGATATCACCCCTGCTAACTATAAAGAGATAGCTCAAGAGGTTTATGATCTTGCTTGCGCTCTCACTCACACTGTTTTGGATAACTCAATATGAAAACATATGCAGAATTAAAAAAGATTAACGTCAATGAACATACCGAAAAGAAGGGTAACCTTACTTATCTGTCATGGGCATGGGCCGTTGATCAGCTTCTCACAAATGACCCTACCGCTACATGGACCTTTGGTGCGCCAGTAGAATACAACGAAACCATGATGGTTAGCTGCCAGGTCCATGCTTTTGGCAAGATCATGGAAATGCAATTACCAGTCATGGACAATCGTAACAATGCCGTGCGCCAACCTGACTCACGCAGAATTTCTGACGCACAGATGCGCTGCTTGACAAAGTGTATTGCTTGCTTCGGTATTGGCCTGTATATCTATGCGGGCGAGGATATTCCAAGCGATGATGAGCCACCAAAGCCCGTACATACGCCCAAGCCACAGCCTGTTATTCCTCCTATCAAAATGTCCCCTGCCAAGATTGCAGGCAAGCATGGTGAGTTTCAGATTGTGATTGATCCGCCACCAGAAGAAGAAAAAGCAGATTGGCTCAAGTTGGTTCAGGATTCATCCCATATGTTGCTAGACTTATGCACTAGCGATGCCGATGTTCTGACGATATTTAAAAAGAACAAAGTTCTATTTGATACCGTCAAAGCAGCTGACCCCGTATTTTTTGCGAATATGATGGTCAAATTTACCGAAGTAAAAAACTCATTTAAAAAGGATTAATAATGACTTACGAGCAAAAACCAAACTCAGGCGCAATGTTTGCCAACTCCAATAAAACTGGCAGCCAGCCAGATATGCGTGGCGATCTACACATTGATAAGACTTTTATCATTGAGCAGATGGATAAATCTAAAGGTCCATTGGTTAAGATTTCAGTAGCAGCCTGGAACAATACTTCTAAGAATGGCATGAACTATCTTTCGTTGAAAGCGTCTGAGCCATACGAAGCACCAGAAGGATCTAAACCAAAGAACCCTTGGGAATAATCATGAAATTATTAAAAAAGCGTGGCCGCCCAGCCAAAGCAACGCAACAAGAAGTTGATGCAGCATTTGATCAAATGGAGCAAGGCGCCAGGGCAGCTCATGAGGCTAACATTCAGCGGTTGATTGCCGAACGTGCGCCCGTGCACTGGGAAGAAGTAGCTCAGAAACAAGAAGTAGAGCTTAGTGTTCTACGCCAGGAAAATGAAGAGCTTGCCCGCATCTGCGTTCAGCGTTACGAAGAGATTGATAAGTGGAAGTTTGTTATCAAATACCTGGAGAAACAAATTGCAGACCTTAAATTTTGAGGGAGTCAAGGTTGGGCTCAAGCAAGACAAGACTGGCTATGTACTGACTTTATCCATGCATCCTGACGATATTCCTGATGAACTGATCAGGGATTTTGTCGGGGCACGGTATCAAGTAGTCATGGTCAGGATTGGCGATAACGAACAGCCTATCAGCGCTGAAATGTATGCGGGTGATAAAGCTATTCGTATCGCTGGCTGGTTATGCCGTGAGCCCAAATTTTGGAAGTTTTTGCACCACGATGACCGCATTATTGATGAAGATGAAGAGGAGGCTACGGAGTGGTTGCGCAGCTACCTTGACATCCAATCTAGGTCTGAACTTAAAACCAATCGTGAAGCTCAAATACTGTTAGATAAAATAAGAAAAGAATACTCAGCATGGATACAAAAAAACTAATACCATACTCAGTGTATTTGCCAGAAGATCATCACGCAAAGCTGAAAGGCTTTGCTAAAGATCGGAAGGCATCTGAGTTAATTCGTAACGCCATTGGAATGCTGGTCGATGGCACGGATGTATACACATCAGGTTATAACAAAGGCATAACAGATGCAGCCAAAGTGATCTATGACTGCGAAGAGGCCCAGATGATTGCCGTTAAAGGTAAAGATTTGGGAGTTGTTTTATCAGAACGCATTCAGGAGCTTGCAAAATGACCACAGTAGAAAACACCATGCTTGATGAGAAATTAAAGGAAGATCCTTCTAGAAAGATTGCCCTAGAGATATTTCATTTATTGGCGCCAAAAGCAGATGTAGAAACCAATACCATTTTATCGGCCGTGTCGATGGTGTTATCAACCATAGCCGTGGAGATGGGCATGGAGGAGGAAAAGGCCGTATACGCCTTTACTAAGTCCTTTCGTAATGCGAAGAGCCGTTTAAAGAATATTGTCAGGCAGGTGCACTAATGAATGAACAAGACCTTCGGGATTGCTTTGCCATGTTTATTTTGAACGGCTTGCTGTCCAGGCTGCCGTCAGAAGAGATTGAGCCAGCTAATGTTTGGTACCTGGCCGATGCCATGGTGGAAGCCAGAGATTCTAAACCAGCTGGATTGCCGCCTATCAAACGGAGAAAGAAAAGTGAAGCTTAAATACTGTTCTTCTTGTATGTCGTTTCAGCCTGAAGAAACTGGTAAAGTAGTGCCAACCGCCAATAAAAAGGTGACTCGTTTTAAATGTGCAAATTGTTTAAAGAAAATTAGCGAGCGTAGGTTTGCTGGAAAAGGAACTAAATGACCAAAAAAACTAAAGAATTTATTTCTAAAGATAATATTACAGTTGAAGGTATTACAGAAGATTATGTTTGGTATCATTCTAAAAAGTTAATTGATGATATGCAAAGCTGGCAATTCAAGTTAGAACAACTTGTAAAAGTTATGGAGAGCCGCCACAAAGAACATTTAAAGATGGTCAATGATTTGCTTAATGAAAACAGAATGTTGCGTTTAAAAGAGGAAAAAAAATGACAACTTTTACTACCGAAGACAGACTGGCATCTATGAATGCCTTTGA